GCTTGGGATTTTTTTGCTTATTAAATTGTTATTTGTTCCTTGTTCATTGTTACTTGTTTCTTGTTTATCTATACTAACAGTGCTTTGTACTGTGCTTTGGTCTTGCTTTGGTAGTTGCTTTGTACCGTGCTTCGACAGTGCTTTGTCTAGTGCTTTGGTATGTGCTTTGGTATTTTTTACTATGGCAATTATGTTAGATGAGTACTGATTTTTGCTTGTTTCAATCATCTTAATAAATCCAAAATCTACCAATTCATTCAACCCAGCCGAGTAAGTTTTCCAATTCTTTACACCGATTGCCTCCATTGCCATTTGTGATGGAAATCCAAACTTATCTTTCCACCCTAAACGGTTGCAATGCTCCAACGCAAAGAAATAGATTGCGTAGTGAATAGGCTTAATCCGTTCTGGATTATTAAAAGCCCATTCACAAAAATTTCTGCTTAATTCATAACTATTCATGATTTCTTATTTTGTTCCAAACAATACCACAAAAATACTTCGTTGCATCACGTGGGTCCGTTATCTTTGAGCAAGATATTTCCATTGCCTCTTCTACTTGTTCAAATCCAATTTGTGAAATAAACTGTTTTATTTGCAATCTAAACCTTTCAGTTAAGGACCAATCCTCAAAGCAAGATGAATATATATTGCAAATTGAATCTATTTGACCGTTGATTATCTTCTTTTCACGGTTTAAAATCCTTTTGTACTGACTGAATTGTTCTTGAGCTATCTTCATTCGCTCAGCTTTCTCAATAGTGGATAAAGGCATCATTAAAAGTTCTCTAGCTCCTTTGCCTCTATTGCAATCAAAACAGGCTGTAATCAGATTTTCAAAGTCATTAGTGCCTCCAGATTTAACAGGAATAATGTGGTCCACTTCCAAAGGTACTTTTGGTGGTTTTGCTGAACAGTACTGACAAGTAAAATTGTCACGTTTAAGGATTTCAAATCTCAACTTTTTTGAAATCGGCTTTCTTTTTGATTTCATTCGTGGATGTATTAAATGATAAAGCCCTGAAAAGAAAAACGGCATCCACTCCGTTAATCAATTCAAGGCTTCTAATAATTTCTTTTATACGGTGTGGATGTTTACCGTTCAACAAATATAGTTATAAAATCTGAATATCAATAAACTCGTTTCCTTTTTGCACGATTTCTTTTGTTAAAACAATCTTGTTAATGTAGCGGTCATCAATGCCGTACTTTTTCACAATACAGTCAATCGTTTGCTTTGTAGCATTGTCAAGGTCACTCAATTTAGAACTGAACCCGAAGTGTAAATGAACCTCCGAAATGCTTTGTAAAGTCACGTTAGGTAGTAATAAAAGCATATCACGTTGAAACTTTACATAGGCAGGTGTCTTGAATCTTTTTCCCTGCCATGCGTTGTTGGTTGATAGGGGTTTAATCAGCAGCCTCGTTTTCATCCTCCGTAAAATTAGTTTCTATCCATTGCCTGAATGCTCGTTGAATGTTCACTTGTTGCTCAATCATTGTTATGTCAGCACCTTTCAATATCCATTCGTCAAATGAACGTATTTCCGCAATGATTCTATTTGCTCGTTTCTTGGCTTCAAAGCGAAGTTCTGCATCTTCCAAGAAGTCAGCAACCACAGGAGCAAGTGCCACGGCTGCGAGTAATTTACCGTTTTTTGTCATTAGAATAGTTTTAGTTGATAATCCACGTTTTCAAGCGAGAAAGGTAGTTCAGCGTTCTTTACAATCTCAATGTGATGACAGCATATAGTCGCTTCAAAACGCTTTCCTTTGTCCTCACATAGTACGTCTAACATTGGAAAGTCAAAGACGTAATACACCTCGCTAATAATTTCGATTATCATAGTTTTGATTTATACACTTCGCAGAAGTTCCCATCGATGAAGTCAACGCGGTGTGTGTAGTTTGCCAATTGTAATACTTCGTTTACCGTTTTGATACATACGTGTTCACGTTGGTTTATTGCTGATGCTATTCGCGTGTAGTTAACTCCGCTTTTTCTGCATAGTTCCGCAAGTGTTAAGCCTTTTGCATCTAGCTTTTGAATAACGTACAACCTAATAAATCTACGCTGCTTTTGATTCTCTACTTTCATTTTTTCCTTTCTTTTTAAATGGTGCAAGCCTGTTATAAACTATTTCCGCGTTGTTTATAAATGCGTAGTCTTTAAACTTAACCGCTTGTCGTGCCACTAAAGTAGCGTGTAAAACAGTCGCATGATCTCGCCCAAACATTTCGCCAATTTTGTGAAGTGAAAGCGTTGTGTTGTTTCTTAACCAGTACATCATCGCTTGTCTCATTTGCACCACATCGCGCTTTCTTGAATTGTCTATACCGTAGCTTTCCTTCATTTGCTGAACGGTTTTAAAAATCATTTCTAAACGCTTTTGCTCTTCCGTTTTGTCTAGGTTCTTTATTGCTTCTATTTGTGCTTGTTGTACTAAGTATCTGTTTACTATATCGACAGCTTGTAAATATTCTTCTACTGTTACCTTCATTTTATCATGATTTTTAGCCGTTTTGTTTCGTCTACCAAGCCAATCAACTCATTCATCTCGTCAATGTTGATATTGTAACGTGATAGCTTTTGGTACACGGTGTTGTAGTTCATGTCATGCTTAGCGCAAAAGTCTTTCAGATTCGTTCCATTGTCGTTCAGCAACCTCATGAACTCGCGCAGTAGTTCTTTTTTCATTTCTTTCTGTCTTTTACATTGTTCGTTCTAATGTCAACTACTTGCAAGTTTTCAAGTCGATTGTTTAAAGGATTGTTATCTATGTGGTCAACCACTAATTTTCTGTTTCCGTAACTGTGGTTTAAGAATGTAATTGCCATTAATGAATGTACACGTTTAGTATGTTTTTGAACCACACCATCGACCTTTTTGTATAGCGTTACTTGTGGGTAATTTCGCCTTTTAACACCGCTTAAATGGTGGTTTAATATGCTTGATTTTTGATCGTTGTATATTATGCCAGACTTGCTTATTGAATACAATCCTTCAAACCCTTTTATCGGATAAAATTCAATTTGATTATTTACTCTCATTTCGTTTTTCAATTAATCGTTCAACATCGTGTAAGGATTCGGGAATCAGAGTCTCATATATGATACTCTGTCGCATCGTTTCAACACCGCTGTCGAATCCTAAATCGTAGCCGTTATTATGTCCCGCTACATAGAACATACCACACGCACCAATTAGTGCGAATAGGTATATCAGTTGTTTAAATCGTCTCATTTTCGTGTGATGTAATAAGGTTCAACATTGTACTCTTTTTTGAAGTTGGCTAAGGCATCATCCATCGATTCGGCAAAAACCGTAATTCCAGTTAGAAGGTCAAGACCTTGCTCATCTTTACCGATTAGCCAACAAATGTGATAAGTTTTCATAGTTCAATTGCTTCTTTGATTAGTTTTTTATGTTCCTTGATTAGTTTTGATATAATTTTGAAGTCAGTACCTTTTTTATCGTGCTTAAAAAGAATCATTAATTTCATTATGCTTTCAAGATTTGACAGCGTTTTATTCAACATCTTTAGCATTTCAGGTGCCTTGCTGATTAGGAGTGCGTTGGCTTTTGATTCTTCTTCATAAGTAGTGTCATGATCCCATGAATCGACAGTTGCTATATCCACTTCATCTGTTGAAATTAATATGTCTGGGTATTGTATATTCCAATATATTTCCCACTTTCCTTTTGTTCCTTTAAATTCCATTGTTATTAGTTTTAGTTATATTCCGTTTTCTCTAAATGCGTGGTAACTGTCACACCCTCGCTCAAACCAACAATCTTGTGACTCGCTTTGATGCTCTAAAAAGTCATCTTCTAATTCGTCACCTACCTTTCCTTCAACTCGGTTGTGAATCATTGTACGCACTGTTTCAAGTAGGTAATCAGGTAGCACCAAGTAATCGCCAAAACCATCCTCTTTCAGTATTTGGTCGATGTCGCAAAATAACCCATCTGAATCGAACTTAACATTTCCTGTTACTTGAATAAGTTTGCCCGTGATAATCTCAATTTCGTAGTGAAATTCAGCGGTGTTGCAATAGATTTCAGTTACTCTTTTCGGCTGTCTACCGCCTTCGTAGATTTCCTCAATAACGCTTTCGTAAGATACAAGTGAGTTAAGTTGCTTAATAGCTTTGTCCAATGTTTCATCAAATTTGTTCATGTTGTTTTGTGTTTTTTGATTAAGCGTGTTCAATATTTTGATTATAAAAGCTCATTTTAAAAGCTTCAAAATTACCGTCTTGATCTTTTTTGAAAAAGTGATGCCATTCAGTATCGTTGTTTTCGTTGTTTAATCCGAAAATAAAACCATTTGACACATAGATAAATTCATTTTCATCAGCCATGTTGTTAAAGCAATTATCAACATTGAACCCTTTTTCCTCTAATATGTTTTCAACTTCTGAAAATTGAATTTTATTAATTGTTGTTCCTCGGTAATTGAATTGTAACGTTTTCATAATTTCTTGTTTTTGTTTTAGTTTTGTTCCTTATCGGTCTTCAAATATAGATATAATATTGTTACATACAACAATTGCATGAAAAAAAAATAAAAAAAAATAGGAAGCGGTTAAGCTTCCTATCCGTAGTAGTGGTTGTTATTCGTTATTCAGGGTAAACAAAACCTAAAAGGCGCAAACCATTTGTGACCCGCCAAGCCTCTTTGCTTAGCACCCTGTGACGTTGTGCGACAATTACACCATCTCTACCACCTCGCTCCGTTGTATTTCCCTCAACAGTTGTATAGGTCATGCCATCGACAGCTGTAACTACTCCGATGTGTCCTGTCGTTTGACGTTTTCCTGATCTGAAAGTCGCCCAAACAACTACCGCACCCTCTTTAGGTTCACTGTGCCAATTACGTGCTTTGGTTGCTTTCTCGATTATGCGTCTTGAAGATGCGCTTAACAAGCTAATGTCCTGACCAGACTCCTTCCAAACTAACATTGCAAAGAATCCGCACCAAGGCGCACCATCGTAAAAGCCAACCCCTCTCATTTTCTTGTCAAACGCTTCATCGATAAAACCCATGTTCCCACGTTTCTCCTTTTGTCCGATGTAGGACTCGGCTATTTCTTTAATTGTCATATTTCTTTTTTTACGAATTTAGTGATTTTGCCCGATAGTATTCTTCAAAGTATTGATGTTCGTAAACCGTGCCATCTTTGCCCTCAATGACCTTTCGGAATAGATGCAAGTTGCTGAATAGTAGTTGTACCTCTTTGTGGCATAGTTCCCTTGTTAATAGTCCACGTCTGTCGCAGTACCAAATACTTTCAAACACCTTATCGCGTTCATCGTCAAAACGTGCGCCAATGAAGTGTTGACATACCGCAAAAGGTTTCTTTTCTGTTAGCAAGTCTTTGAACGATTTGAACCCTAACATTGTCTTTACTTCCTTTTTCTTTCTCATTCCTCGTAACGATTAGTAAGTTCATCCTCTTTTCTGTCAAGTGACTTAATCGCCCTCGCAAGGGTAATTAGCGCAATCATTCCAAATGCTAATAGTGCTATTTCCATAGTTTTAATTTTTATCAAACCTACTTAATAAACCAATCCGATTTCCGTTAATGTGATGAGCGGTAAATAAACTTGATGAGTGGTAAAAGAAAAAGCGGAGAACAGTATCCTCCGCTTAGCCTAGTTTGTTGCGAGGGCAGGACTCGAACCTGCGACCTTTTGGTTATGAGCCAAACGAGCTACCAACCGCTCCACCTCACGGAGCAAATATACAAATAGTTTTTAAAATAAAAAAGCGCACTCCGAAGAATGCGCCAAAACCTAACTATGAACAAAAACTGTGTAAATGTACGAATTAAAATACTACACGGCTATACCCTTTTTCGATTGTCTCGAATAAAAGGTCTTTCGGTGTAGGTTGAGCATTTTTAAAACCTCTAACCAATGCCACGTGTTCGGTGCAATACAAACGCTTCTGCTCTTTATCCTTGCTCTTTTCGTTCCAATTGTCACGCTTCTTTTTACAGATGCGATTGAGTAGGTCGATGAATCGTTTACGTGGGTGACGAATAACAAGGCTTTCAAAGTCGTAGCGAGTGCCTAACAAGTCAAATTCAATCTCCTCGTACTGTTTGCGCTTTTCTTCGGTCATCGTTGTCTCACGCATTACGATGAATTTGTAATTGAAACGCTCTACCCATTCATCCCACGGCTTTGCAGTCAACCCCTCACGTTGCGCATCTACAACGTATGGTTTGCCGTTGATCAATCGGAAATGACCAGCGTGTGAAAACTCGCTGTTTGCAATGGTTGTAATAGCCTTGCTTAATAAGCCATCACCAACACAAAACAAGATATCGAAATCCTGTAATTGACTTGGGTTTACTTTTACTTCTCTCATAATGGGAATTTAAATGAATCAATTTGGTTGTGGATTTTCAGTTCACCTTCAACGGTCATAGGCTTTGCAGTAAATTGTAGGATACGCCCTCCGATTGGTTTAGGTGGCGCACCTCTTTCGATATGCCATCCTTTTGAGCCGTCACCATACTCCTCTTTGTACGTCCCTGTTATCATCATGTGAATCTGTCTTTGGTCCACATAATACCCTTTTTTCGGATGGTTTTTTAGTGTATCCCTTCTAACATCCCACGCCCAATTTTCATGAATGTGACCCATTGAGAACACATCAAAATCTTCATAAGTTTCCATTGCTCGGGTTAAGTTAATCGCACCTTTGGTAACGATACCCCCACCGCCTGAACCGTGAAAGTATTTTATCTTCCACGTCTTTTTCTGTTCGCTGCTATTGTATAGACGTTGACGAATGACTATCCAACCACCGTAACCGCCCACCTCAATCTTGGTATTTGCTTTCGCGTTAAGTAAATCAACAAAGCGTTTTAATACGTCTGTTTCTTGGTGCTTAATTATGCCAGTCTCATGATTACCTTGGCCAAATCCGATGATGTGGTCAGCATATGGCAAAAAGAAATCCACCGCTGTGTTTACGATGGAGTCAAAGTAGAAAGCGTTGTTGTGTTCTGGTCGAATGTCTGACTTGTTTCCTCTACGATCTCCGCGACCTTGCATAAGGCAGAATGTGTCACCGTTAAAAAACATTGGAATGTTGTTTTTCTTGCAATGTTCTAAGTCACGTTTAAGAACGTCTAAGCGTGTTTTCGGGTTATCCCAATGTAAGTCACTGAACATACCTATTTGCACTTGGTCACCAACCAAATCAACTACATGAATGTTATTCCCCTTGCTCATCTTCTTGCTCTTTAGATTCAACTTGCGCACCGTCATAAAGTGCAGTACCACCCGATAACGCTGCGATTGTAGTTAAGGCAGCAATACCCAAAGGGTTAGTAATAGCACCAACCAATAGCAACGCACTTGCAGCCGTACCTAAAACGGTCATTAATCGACCTCTACGTTTATTCGCAGCGGGTGTTTTTGCTGTGAATCGTTTAAGCAACTGTTTTAGTTTTCCTCTTTCCATTCGTTTCGATTTTAGTTTCTTTTGGTAACACACACACTAACTGATTCGGACGAGTGCCGGTATAATCTAACAAGTTTATCGCAGTGCTACGGGTGTAGCAATCATGTAACTGTTGCTCTACTTTTTCAAGTCGCGTTTCCAACTTGTTGATGTAGATTAAGGATAGGAATAAGGCTACTGTTGCGCCTCCGTTGACCTTGACAAATTGAATAATTTTTTCCGCATTCATTGCTTTCTCTAAGTGTGTGTACGTAAATGTACTAATTATTGATTAACAAGAACTAACAATTTAACTATTTGCGTGTTCTTGCGGGTTATCACGTTGCAAGTCTATGTTAATCATATCCATTAATGAAGTGACTTGAGGCAACTTTGAAAATGCCGTAAATGAACGCATATAAGACTTCACTTGAATCGAATCAATGATTTTCTCATCATTGATTTCAAGCCATTCGTTGTACATTATCTGAATAGAATCGCCATCAATGTTAACGTTTATTCCTTTGATTGACCTTTTTCTAATTAGGTCACCTGAATTTATTAGTTTTTCTGCCATGATAAAAATTATTGAAGTGTTAAAAATCCTCCTCCCGCAACTTGGGTAGGGTTGGTTGCCCATGTAGGGTTGATGAATACCATTCGCACAATGTCACCCGCTACATACGGTATGTTAAGTGAAGTATTTGTGAACGTTCGCACGGTTGCAGAAGTAGAAACAGTTTGAACAAGGTAATCAGTTCCTTGGTGACGAACATACAACTGCCAAGATTCATTCGTTCCCGCTACACCCGCTGCAAATGTTGTAAAGTCACACCCACGAATCACACCATTTCCACGCATTACGATTTCGTAAGGAGCGGGGGATAACGATGCCAATTGAGGTGTACCAGCTGCCATTCCAAAAGCAACCGTTTGCGCATCAGTTGGTTGCCATTGTGTGAACATCACTTGCAAAAAGCGAGTTGCTACACCCTGCCAAAATGTTCCGTTGTAAATTTCCTTTCTATTCGTTGTTGTGTTGTAGATTTCCAATCCTGTTGCGGGTGATGCAATCGCATTGCGTTGTGTTGTGGTCATGCGTGGGAGTAATACACCTTGAGTGGTTGAATCAATCTGAACCAATGATGAACCTGTTGCAGCCGTACCGTTGAATAACGCTTTACCTTGACAATTCAACGCACCCGATGAACCTGTGTTTTCATAAGGCACAACACCGTAACCAGAACCTGTTGAGTATGCGTAAACACCCGAACCGCGAGATACACCTACAACTCCGTAAGTATCACCTTGTCCTAATACACCGCTGACACCATTAAAAACACCACCGTAATCAGTGTTACTTAAACCGCTAACACCCGCACCGCTATTGCTCTCACCTCTTACACCATCTTCAATACCACCAACACCAAGTACACCGATTCCGCTACCCGTGTTCAATCCGTAAAGTGAACGCGTAGAAGATGCGCTTTCGACCACTACTCCGTTGGTTGTGCCTAAAAAGGTTAATGAGTTACCCGCTTGTGTAACAGTTCTGTTACTTGTTAACGTTCCGTTTGTGTTGTAGATACTAGTATCTCCTAATTGCGCACCTGTAACGCGCTTTGAAACATAACCACCTAATCCATCTGGCTCGGAAATTTCGACCAAGTCTGTTGAACCAATAGTTGAGCCTTTAGCAGGAAGTTCACTTATTTTTTTTGTTGACATTCTCTAATGATTTTAGGTAAATCTTAATTTTCTCCGCGTTCTTTTGGCGCGGCTTACTTTGTTTTATAGTACCCATCCTATGAAGTAGTTGTCTGAATCTGGTGATACGTCAGCATTTGAGTTTTCGTTGTACTCTGGGAACAAGTTTTGATTGTAGCAGATGTAGTCGTTCAAACGCTCAGTGTAATTTTGCGCTGTTTGTCGTTCCTTTTCTACTAGGAAATCAACCTCATTCTTATCAACGCTTTCACTGTTTTCAGCACCGTGTTTAAATACGCCTTTGTTTGCAACCGTATAAGCCGCCCACGGTAGATATTCGACCATAGCCCAATGAATAAGCACAGGTTTTATGTATTCAGTTACAAGCGTTAAATAATTACCTGACAATGTACCATCTTCAATATCAGATTTAATGCGATTCAATAACCGTGTGCCTAGTATATTCTGCAAATGTATATCCTGCGCAATTTTGATGTATTGCACGAACTTGTCAGTATCTGCATTTCCATTTAAGGAAGTGAATTTAACCAGATCGTTTCTGTTGATTAAAAGTGCCTCTGCCATTTTATCCGATGTTTTTCTTTATCCAATTAGGATGATGTCCATTGTAAGGCATATCCTTTGGAGCAATTTTACTTTGTGCGTTTCCTGTTGGTCTAGGTTGGTATGTCTTTGGTATTGAACTCACCTCTTTAGCTGAACTCAATGACTTAAATTCTGTATCTTTTTTAAGGCGATACAAAGCCTCTGACCAATAGTGTGAACAGTTTACACCGCCTTTAAATTTGAATAGGTCATAAGGCTGTTTTTCATGTCCTAATTCTTTGTTAACTCCTGCGCGACTTGCACGGTCAATATCTTCTAGTCGATAAACAACACCGCTGTTTGTACGTCTCATCATTTGTTTGCAAAATTCACGACTATTTGCGGATGAATAACGCTCTGAATATTGGTAACGTACTTTGTAGACTGACTTGTCTAAGTAACTATCACGGCTTGGTTGTGCTTTGATAACTTCTGCAAGTTTTGCAAGGAACGTCTTTTTTGGTTTAATCAAACGATTTGCCCAATCTTCAATAGACTCGTTATCCTCTTTATACTCGCGTGTGTCAACAAATTCCCACTCATCGTCTAGACTTTCACCTTCAAGTGTTTCTAAGATGCCGTTAAATTCGTTGTCACTCAAATCCGATGACAATTCAACACCTGTTTCCTCTTGTACTTGCTCTTTGTTTACAGCGTTTTCGACATCTACAAATTCAAGCGGCTGCAATGTCTTAAAGAATAACTCTAATTGAACTTGATTGTATTGTAGTATTGTTTCAAATGCATCTGTTAATAGTTCTTGTTTTGGTCGAATAACCATGTTGTCAAATAAGATTGAACTGTTTTTTAATTCATCTGCATTTGAGGAAAAACCGTTAGTAGATGCAACCCCAAACAAAAGCGGACTAGTAACATTGTGCGATAGCATGATTTTACGCAAACATTCTTCACTTAGGTATTCGTAATGCTTTGGCGCATCGTTTAAAGGAATATCGTCTACCGTAGTACGCATTTCTGCATTCTGGTTGAATGATACGATAACCTTTTGACCTTTCGAGCCTGTGAGTTTGTTTAATACCTTTCGGCTAGTTACATTTTGTTGTTCCTCACTTGGTATTCCGTTGTTGAAGTTTACAACCTTTGTACCGCTGAATCCGTTTTGAACCTCGTTAATAAGGTAGTCTGATATCTCTTCTTCTAGCAATGCGTAAGGCAAAGCACCTTGGTAATCTACTAAAGAATAGTATTTCATACCCACAGTGTACTTGCGCACAAACATAACCTCTAATCCCTCATTTGAAGTTCCGAACGCTGGCACTCTTTTAGGCGGAAACTTCTTTGTTTCGTTCCAATTGTCAGAATAGTAATAACCTTTAATGTCTCCGTTTTCATCGCACTTTTCAGATCTCCAAAGTTGCACAGGTGAATGATACACGCTTACAATCTTTTTGCGGTCTTTGGAATAAATCACTTGAATCATTGCACCACCTAGTAGGTACAAATCATCTACCATTTTACGCACTTCCTCTTTAGGGAATAGCGTTACCATTTGCGCATATTCATTCGGGTGCTGAGATGCGTTTAATGCACCCAAACCGCGACCATAAATCAAACGACAAATGTTGTTAATTATCGCATTGTTAGTCGCGCTTCCTGTGTACCTGTCAATCAAGTATTGATAGAAATCGTTGTTTACTCCGTATTCAACCCATTCATCCTTTTTACTTTCCTGAATCACAGGTGAAGTGTAAGACGATAGTTGCAATACGTGAACGTTTGTATTATTATCACTCATAGAAAACAAATTCGTTATTAGTGCTTGTTGCTGTATATTGACCGTTGTTAATTGTAAACGATGTTAGCGGTTGATTAGTGCAGAACACTTTGTCGTAAAACACTAAATCCGTTCCGTTATAAACCTTAACAATGTAAAACCGATTTTGAACCGTTGGAAATATCGCGTTGAATGAATAGTAATAGTTCCCACTTGTGCTTGGTATCTGAATATTTGAAATAGTAAGCACCGTTAATTCACCGCTTAATTCATCCAATACCGTAGCACCATCGAAACTTGTGCCTTGTGGCATGAATCTGAACGTTTGCGCGCTGTTTGTTTCATTTAGTATTGTCATATTTTTATAATAACGAATTTCCGATTTTGTATTAATAAAAAAGGGTGACCGTAGCCACCCCTCTTAACTCAACAAATGGAAATCTATTAAGACGCAACGATTGAAGAACCTGCACCAAATACAGCACCAGAAGCATCTGCAAGTGTTGCCTCGCTCGCACAATCCAAGAAATTAGCAGGAATGTTCTCCATTGCTGTGAACGTCAAATTGTAACCATTGAAATCACCCATTGCAGTACCACTTGAAATTGTACCCGCTGTCATGTCACAACCACGCTCCAATCCCATTAAAAAGAATTGATTTGTGCGTGTCTTAACAACGATGTGTGGACGTCCATAAGCTAACAATTTAACTGTTTTGTGTGTAGCAACGTCCTGTTTTTTCAACTGAATCGTTAACACTTGCTCAACGAATGTCGTTCCGTTGTCGCGTGAAGTTTGAATCGTTTGCTCAAATGAGTTTGCACCTTTCAATTCGTACTTGTACAAAGAAGTAACACCTGCAACGTCAGTGATTAAGTCAGTGTTCGTATTGTCGTATGTCACATCAGATTCAGCATCATACGCTCCGTAGTTAATAAAGTAGACTGCATCCAATCCTGATACACTGTCTTTGCAGGATTCTGCTCTACCATTTGCAATATCGCAAGCCATGTCTTTTAATTTTTAATGTTATAAAAAAGGGTGGTGTTTTTTGCACCACCCCATTACCTTGTTTGCTAGTTATTAGTTAGCGGAGTTAGTGATTCCGTAAGTTACGATGTCACCTGCAAAACCGTACTGAACACCTGCTGTCAAACGCATGATTACGCGAACGTTTTGTGAACCATCCAAATCACCCATGTCAATCAATTTTACTTCGTTATGGTCAGACAACAATCCTGTACCAAACCACAAGTTTTCTTTTGTAGTCAACATTGCAGTGTTAGCAGCAAGACCGTTCACCATTTCAACAGGAATACCATCGAAAGACAAACCGCTACCCATTGAGTACCATTGTGTACCTTGGTTGTTTGTACCGTTAGCACCTACACCAGATGCAGCAAAACCACCCAATGCACGTACATACGCTTTGTAGATGTTTTGAGAAACGTACAAAATCAACCCTTCTTTTCCGTACAAACGTGAAGGCAAAGCATCAACGATTTTACCAAGTTCTGCAACAACGTTAGCAGCGGTTACAGTAGTACCAGCAACTTCTTGTGCAGAAGGCAAAGCAGCATCAGCAGCAATCAATGTAGCAAATCCTGCAAATTCACCAGCGTTTGAGTTAACACCTGTCCAAATGTTCGTTTCGTTTTTAGCAGCTACTTTCTCAGCAACGTGTGCCAAAAGGAAATCAGCAAGAGACTGTGGCAACTGATCGAAAGCTGAATACCCCATAGATACAGCATCCCAATCTGAACGGAAATCTTTTTTACACAATTCCAAATTCACTTGGAATTCCTCTGGTTGCAAAACGCGCTCTGCGATTGTTACAGTTGAAGTAGCCGAAAAGTCACAAGTAGCATTTTTCAAGATATCGTCAGTAGACAAAGTCTTAACAACTTGCTTGTACTTGATGTTTGGTTTAACCGTGATTAGGTTTTTTGAAATTGTTGGAGCAGAAAGCAATGCAGCAGCGATGTATTTACCTGCTGATTCACCTGCGTAAGTTGTAGTGATTGATGTTGTTGTAGCCATCTTTATTATTTATTTAAGAATGAATAAACTGATTGTTTAATTGAAGGCGCGCCTTTTGCACCCCATGTGAAGCCTTCCGACTTCGATTCGTTTTCAGGATTGTGAACGATAGGAGCAGCAGCAGGCTCATCACTTTCCGTAGAAAGTTCAACAGGCTTTTGCTCTTTCAGTTCTTGAATTTGTGATTTCAAAGATTCGATTTCGGCTTTTAAAGTTGCTACTTCATCAGCACTGAAATACGTTTCCTTAACCACAGATTCAACAGTCTTTTTAGGAGCTGTTTGCTCCATTTCAGTAGGTACTGCTTCAGGTGCTTCAATCTCAATTTCGACCTCTTGTTCTGGCTCTTCCGCTTCTTTGATTTCGGCAATGATTCCTTCCTGCTCGACAACCAAGACGCGCCCATCTTCAAGAGAATACTCTCCAACAGGCAATGCAACAGTACCACCGTCTGTAACGATAGCAACCTGCATACCTGCTTCAAAAGATTCTGCTTCGATTGTAGTCACTCCATCCTGCAAAACCATTTGAGCTAATTTGACTTCAACAGCCTTTAACCCTACTGCTTTCAAAATGTTGTTAATTTGTTCTTTCATACAATTAAAATTTAGGATTTACAAAATGTATGTTTTTTAGTTGCTCACACGAACGATTGTACGCTCCGTGTTTGTGTTGGTAATGTTTGATAATCTTTGACCTGTCGTTGCTCCGATTCCTTGGTTCAACGTTTCGCCTTTACAGTTTTCGATGCTGTAAGTGCCATCTTCACCAAGGCATCCACGCTTACCGCCTTCTGGACTTGTGCTTTTCTTTTTAGCCATATTACTTGTTGTTTTTAATTACTTCCTCTAGTTGCTTAATGATATCGTTTTCGTCCGATGCTTTAAACAGTTTATCCAATCCCGAAAACATAGCTTCAATTGAAAAGCCTGAATAGTCACCTGCTTTTACTTTACTCCATTCATCATCATTGTATAGCTTCATCTTAACCGCCCAACCGTCTTTAATTGGTTCGATTCCGTACATATTGATTTTGTCATTTTTGACATCTTCTGTCATCCACGATTCGATAACACTAACACCGCTAACAGGCTTTTCATGCTCACTTGTAACGTTGTTTAAGTTCAAACGCTTCATGAATAGTTCTGCAGCTAGTTTTACCGTGTCACCTGTGAAGTAGATATTAAACTCCTTGTCCTGCATTTTACGGTAAATGCGTTTGTCAGGAATGAGCGCATAACCTACTACCTCGCGCTTTTCTTCGTCCGTTACTTTAAGTTCAATCTTATGTTCTGAAAGCGCAATGAAGTTCTCTTGAATAGCAGGATTTTTCACAAGGCTAATTGCAAACACTCCATCCTTTTCAAAATCTTCAATCGTCAATTCAACTTCTGGTAGATTCTTCATGTTATTTTTATTTTAAAAGTTTACAGTAATTGTTTTGTATGTTTATCCAAACGTGGCATTTCTTACTATGTTTCGGTCTAAAGCCTGTTGACTTGTAACATCGTTACTCACTACATAAGCCTTCACAGGTTGTTGTGTGTCGAATTGTTTAAGTGGGTTTTCGCTACCTTGGCCAACCAAATTAAATGAAGGTGTAATGCTACCCGCGCCTGTCGAACCGCCACCACCGCCTGTTGCACCCGCTGATACTGAACCACCGCCATCGAACTTCTGAGCCGCAATCTTCTTAACGTTTGCAATACCTGCAGCAACAGCAGCAGCAGCCGCAATCGCACCACGAATTGGTGATGTTGGATCTGGAGCAGGAACGAACTGTGAAGCATAAGCAGCGGTCGCACTTTTGTATGTGTCAATCAAAGCACTCGCAATATTCACAGCCTTTTGCACTTTAAACGCACGTTCAGCAGATTTCTTAGATTTGCCTGCGAATATTTCAGTTAAAGATGAAATAGTGCTTAGTACATTCTGCGCTGTTTGGATTCGTTGTTCCTCTCTTAATCGTCTAGCTTCATCTAGCTTATCCTCTTCATCTCTTTGTTTTTTCTTTGCTGATAAATACGCATCAATGCCCGCTTGATTGATTTTCTGCATATCATCGTTCTGCTTTATCTCAATCGTTTTGGCTTCTGTTTTACGGTTTTTAAGCGCATCAATATCAGCACGCATATCTTCATTCTCTTTGCGTATTGCATCTTGACGAATCTTAAACAATGAATCCTGTCGCGCTTGCTCTAAAACCGATGTATCCTGACCATACTTTTTTGCAAGTGCAATTAGTTCAGCATACTTTTCTTCCGTGCGTTTTATCTCTAATTCATCCGATGAAAGTTTGCTATCTGCGTAATCTTGTTCTGCTTGTTTGATTTTCTCAATTGCTTCACGTCTAGCATCCGCTGCTTTCTGTGCTGCCTCTTTTTGTTTCTCAGCCATTGCAATAGCAGATTCACCTGATATGCCATTTTGCTTTTCAATCTTTTCGGATTCAGTGAGAAGTTTACCTGCAATTTCTTGAAAAGTATTCGCCTCTTTCTGTAACTGATTTACACGCTTTTTAGTACCCTTTGCCTGAGCATCGAATACCTTTTGAGTACCTTTTTCAGTGTTGCCCAAAGCAAGTGTAATACCCGCTGAAACTTTGTCAGTAAGAGACATATTATTCTCTTGCGCTGCTGTATAAGACTCAGCCATTTTTTGGGCGCTCAATTCAAATAATGCGTTTGCCTGCGCTTTTTTCGCTTGTGCCTTTACATAATCCTGCCATTTAGACGCGTATAGACGTTCTGCTTCATCTAGTGATTTAGCCTTACCAAGCGAATCTCCTAGAGTGTCGTTGTACGTCTTTAATGCCTCTTCTTTTGACACAACACCAGAACGCGCCATGTCGAAAGCAGCCTTTACTTTTTGCGTTTTCAAAGCAGCCTCTTGCGCTCCTGTTTGATATGCTTCTAAACTTTCATTTAATGCCTCTTGTTTTTTATTGCTTATGCCTAATGATTCCGAAACTTTATCCCAATTAGCAGCCAAAGCACCAACCGCTGCAATAAACACACCAATACCTGTTGCAAGTAACGCGCCCTTAATACCTTTGAATGTTTCCATAGCAACAGCACCTAATGCTTTGAATGAACGTCCTGCATCTTCTAATCCTTGCAACCCTTGAGCCAAAGCCATAGCAGATTGCACTTTAAGCATTGCCTCTTCAACTTTGCCACCTTCTGCACCAACCAAACCAAGCGCACCTTGCACCGCACTGAATCCAGATGCAGTTGCAGTCAACGATGAACCCAAAGCCGTGAACGCTCCGCCCCCTTGCAAGTTCTTAATTGCTTCACCTGTATCGTCAATGATGTCTTTTAATTCCGCTGCACGTTTTGCGGCTGCAATAGCCTGCGCTGATGATTCGCCATAAGCGGCTGCCATTTGTTGAAGTTCCTTTTTAGCCTCTGCAAATTGCTGTTTTACAGATTTTAGGTTGTCCTTAACTTCTAATTCAATTACTCTTTTATCAGCCATTACGCGTATTTTTTAGCGTGCATTTTACGCACCTTTTGTTTGTAGATTTCCTTTGCAGTTGTGTGGTATTTATGGCTACCTTTTGCAAAGTCGATGTATGCGCTTTTTCCGTGCCATTCATCTAGAGCCAAAATTTCTAAAAGAATATTAATCATATTGTGAGATTATAATATAACAAGTATATGTTTCACCGTTTGTATAGGTGTATGTAACAGGAATTAGGTATGTCAAATCGTCACCTTCTTCATTTCGATGTCGTTCACCTTCTTCTTGTATTCGTGCAATTCCGTCCTCTGTTAAACGCAAATAAATAGGTGAAGCATTCGCGGGTACTGTAACCGTACAAACTCCATCCGCTGTGAACGTGTCGGGCGATACCGTGCAACCTGTGCTTGTATCATCTACAAAAGCACTTACAACGCCATTCGGTAAAGTTATGCTTACGTCAACAGTACCGCCTGCATTTTCAGCGCGATACAGGTTATTGCTACAAACATCACGTAAATCATTCAGCAAGGTAAATTCAACTAGACCGCTTGTAAGGTCTGATTTCATTTCATTGATAATATACCGCTTGTCACGAATTATTAGTTTATCATTCAGTTTTAACGCTGTCAGAATCGAAATAGGCAAAACCGTTTTAACGTATGTCAACCTGTTTTTACGATCGTATAAATTGTTCAGGTAGTTGAAGTAGTACGTGTTGAATAATCCATTTGTAATTGGGAATAATAGCAATGAACTGACATCGTTCCCAAAGTTCAATGAGTAATTCAAGTTATTGTAATACAAATCCTGCCCTAGTGGGTAATAAGACGTCACAGCTACATTCGATGAACCGTTGTAGAAGTACCACTGTGAACACGTTTTTTGTTCGTACTGATAGAATATAATCGGTTTGGTAATGTACGGTTGAAAGTCTTGATTAAGCGCATAGGCTACCTGCAAGTTTGAACCTGTGAATTGTTGAAACAGGATATTTTCAAACGGTACTTTTATCTGATAGTCAGCACCGTCATAAGGATAAACGTAGGACAAATCTCCGTAATTGATTGAGAAAAGTTCTTTGTATTCCTTATTCATAAACGATTCAGATTCCTCATGCAGAAACTCAATCTTTTTGTACAGCTTAACACGCTCAACGTCTATGCTTTCAATATCGGTGTAAGTGGTAATATCGTAAACGCGCCCTGCACCGTACCAATCTTCTAAAGGCAACAGTCTAAACGTAGTGTTGTTTTGCGGCTCAATAGTTAGATTAAACTTTTTTAGCAACCCAGACAGGTAGTCGTAAATCTTCATGTCTGGCAAATACTGATTCACGTTCATTTGCGCTGTGAATGTCATTGTAGCACAAATACCTGTTTGACCGAATGTAACACTACCAACTGGTGTACTTGCGCCTATATTGTAAAACACAACAGGCTTTAAAGACATTCCTTGGTTTGTGCGAATTTTGAAAGTGTAAACCGTATTTAATGAGGGTACGTTTATAAGACTCACAGCTAAATAAACACTATTTCCCGAACCGCTTAATGTGTTAGATAAATTTCCGTTCGCATAAATATCAATGTAATAAATCGCACTTGGTACTGTTACGTTGGTAATGCCAATTGTAATATTATGATATGCTGAAAAAATTATGTTGTTAGCAGGTGTGGTTGGTTGGTATTCAACAGTCACCTCATTAGTCGTTGTATTTATCGCGCCTGTGAATGAGTTTTGCGATGCAGTTGAAGTGATGTCAATCCCTTGCGCAGGTGTTGTAAACTGAAACTTTTGTGCATTCTTGCAATACAGAAACGAACGTTCAAAACGTGGACTTGTAATAAAGTTACCTGTAAACGTAAGACCGTAGGCATTTTCGATACGCTCTAAAATTGCGGTGTTCTTAATCGCAGGGAATAGTTCAGTGAACGCTATTGCACCGCCTGTTGTGTCGATGTTGTTCGCAGCTGTTGCTCCGTTGTAATCCCATAAACGTGATGAACTTACTAGTGGGTAAGTTACCGAATAGTTATCCGATTGAATACGCGTTAAAACCTCAGTACCGTTGTATGTGTGTGCATATGGTGTAAAGTCTAAGTCCGATAACTTTGCTTCACCAATCGCATCTTTAAGACTAATAACGTCACCGTAAAATGTAAGCGAATAAGAGTGTGGTTTTCCGTTCTTTACATTCGCCTTTTCAAGTTGTATTTTCCCAGAACGAAAGTGCGTTAAGTCAACTTCAATAACTGACTGTCTCCGTATCTGATAGTCAATCACACCGTTTACATCGGATTCATAGAAATGCTCGAATATCCAATTGTTATTAGGTGATGCAGGAACAGTAAACGATTGCGAGAAATCTGTGAATACAAAAGCAATGTCACTGATATTCTGAACGGATGAAGAAACGCTTATTTTCTCATCATCGAATAAGTCAAGTAAATAACCCTCAATTCTAATATGTACGCTCCTTTTCATTATACCACGCTGTTAATTGTGTCGAATGAATAATCAAACTCTAGTGTGTAGTTTATCATCTTGGTGTTGATCTGTTTCTGCTTTTCTAGTGACTTTGTACGCACCTTTGCAGGTTGGTTGTTAATCATGATTCGTTCGCTTAGCATCAACTGTTTAAGCACTTCTGCATAATCATCGTTTACGAATCCTGTATTAACCCGAATAAACTCTTTACCGTTCGCATTAAATACCTGCCTTTGCCCTTCATAAATTGAATAATTCAATGAATCGGTTTGCATTAGGTTGTATTCGGCATTGTCAACTTCTAGCGTTTCAGAAGATGCTTTGTAGAAAAATGCCCTTTGCCATGCTCCAGACTTATTCACAAAGTCACAGGTCACAACATCGTATCTACATTCTTCAATTGGTCGGAAGTAAAACGTGAACAATACAGCCGTGTTTAACACGTTCTTTATCTCTACCTTATTACCATCTGCATACCACGTATTGTAAACGCAAGCGTGGTCTTTTGGATCACTTGTAAATCCTGTCGTTTCTGTTGCTCCTGTTCTTAAATTGGTGTACCAAACATTTCCAGAAGCATTAGCTGTTCTAAAAAATCCTGCAAAATGCAATGGATTTGTAACGGGTGAAATGCCTGAGTTATAGTAGTAATAAGTCCCCTCTGTAATTGATACTACACCGTTATCTAAGTTTGAGCCTTCTGAATAATATCCGTAACCGTCAAATGCTCTATGATTTTCTGTATCGATTAAAACACCGTCACTATATTTTTTAACGCTAACATGACACCATTGTTCGTGAGGTGTGTGTACTGATGCGCTGTAAATAGCTTGTACTGTCGAATGCGTAATGTACTCACGAACATAGTTCGATATGTTGTAAAGCGTTTGTACGTTGCTCGCACTTGGTACGTTTTTAGATAGTGTGTATTGCGGTTGTGCGGGTGCTGAACCGTTGCCATTCCAAATGAATAATTCGATTTTTGTAGACTGTTGTCCTGCTTCATTTATCTCAATAATGTACGGTGAACGCACGAATATTCTAGCCATGTTATCTTAATTTTGGTAGTGTAAATTCCATTAATTCTGCAACGTCTAAACCGTATGCTTCAACCAATTCTGGCGAAAGTTTCCTAAACGCTTTCTCAAACGGCTTGGTAAAGAATAGACTTGGTTTAATTCCGTTCATGTAAATACCGCGAGCAATCGCAAAAGACAACCCTTTTCTGTTTTGAAACTGCCCTTTTTCGTTTCGTGTTGCAATGCCTTTGCGTACCATCCATTTATCGAATACTCTAGCAGGTGGCATCTTATCCTTGTATGAATAAGGTGTGTTATATTTCTTTTTCTTACCGCTAACACCTTTGTCTTGAAATTGACCATAAGGCAACATCTGAATATCCAATTCAAAACTGTTTGCGTTTACCTTTACACTACCCTTAATTGATTGATACAGTTTATTAGACGAATTCTTTTTCATTCGTTTAAGGTTGCTTCGAGATTCCCGAACAACGTACTGCTGAAAGCGTTTAAGCGCGTTATATGTTTCCTCTTTATCCATTAGTCAGGTACGTTGCAAATTGTCATCTCATTAGGCGTAAGTACGTCAAATGTCATAGTCCACCCTGCTAAGTTGTTTTCATGTCGTTCTCTAAATGGTTCGCACGTATTCCCACCGTCAATCTGAAAGTTTGTACTGTAAATGTCACCTCGCGAAATGCGCTCATACACGCGGTTAAGCAATGACAGCTGAGTGTTCAATACATCTTGCTCATTGTCGTTCCCTCTGAACGCGTTAAATTCAATTTCCTTTGAAATGTCGACAATATCCATTGCGATGATTGAAACGTTGAAACGAATTACATTTTGCTCAAAGGATGCGCTGTTAATTACTAGGTGTGATAGTGGGAATATGGTTTGTTTTTTTAGATCTATTTCATAAAGGTCGCCTTCTGTAACCGTATTGCAAAACGGCTCTAAAAGTAGCGCATCTTTGATTGTGTTTATAACGTGAAAATATGACATTGCTTTATTTTTAAAATAGGATTTCGGTCAATGTGTATAAAACAAAAGCGGGTTACATTCCCGCCTTCATTTGTCTTTGCATACGTCTATATTCGATTTCTGCTTTTTCCTTTTCAAATTCTAAATAGGTGAAACACTTAAATAGTGGCTCTTTTGCAACAGCATCAAACTTTGTAATATCTCCCTTAGCGAGGACATAGATTGATTGATATGCTCCCCAACGTTTTCCAAATTGTGTTGCCTCGCTAAAGTCTTCAAACTCTTGCTCTCTTTCTCTAAATAGTCCGCTAAAGCGTTTAGTAAGTCTTTGCCTAAATGATAAAAAAAAAGCGAAGCACCGAATACCACATCCATTGTAACGTGAAGCATAACCTCTGAGTAAGTCGCGCTACCCTCGTAATCTTCAATTTCATACGTTTGTTTTTTAATTGTCTTTGTTGGTCTATACATGACAGCCATTGCACTGTGAAAGGTTGACCAATCTTTAAAGTTTGCATCTAAGTCTAAGTATTCACCATACGACATACTTTGCAACTCTGGAATGAATCCAAAGCGTTTACCGCCTATTTCAATAATCGGTTGCATAGATGGCTTTTCTTTGAAGTAACCCGCGATTGCATCATGAATTGAATCTACATCTGTTTTCTTCATGAGCCTAACATACTGCAACGGCACGCGACAAAAGCAACTTATTGCAAGTAACTTCATCATTTCCTCATTGTCCGCAAACTTCTCGGTTTGCTTCACGTATTCTTGGTACTGTTGCAATGTTATCTCATGCAACCCGCTTGGTATTACTAATTCTACTTTCATGTTTAATAAATATGATATTGTCCGTATCCTGCGTTTACTCCTAGCGTTTCCATTTCATGATACCTTACAGCATCAATAGCGTGGTTAAACGTGTCAACAGGCTTTGCTAATGTGTTCCCTTGTTTATCTTTTGCCCATGTGTAATTGCGCAATTCTTTGATTAAGTTTAGGCTATTCTTTGTAACCAAATAATCATGCCTTTGCATTACACCTATTCCGTAGTTAATTGAATCTTTGCCCTTTGTCACACCGCGAATCATCTTACCGTAACGCTGTATTTCAGCAATAGATTTTGGCTCTGCTGAATCTGCATACACAATTACACCGTCTGGTATTTCGCGTGCAATCATATCGTTAAGCATTCCTTTCTTGTACACCTTTTCGTTCAGTATTCGTTTTCCGTTGTAAGTGTATACCTCAATCAGTGCTGCAGGGTCATCTGAATAACCAAAGTCTAAGCCTAGTCCAATTAAACGCGCTTCATTTGGTATTGTGTCAATTAGTTGATAATTGTTAAATACAACCCCCTCTAAATTTCCGATTTCGCCTAATCCGTAAACGCGATACCAATTATCCCAATACGCTGAAGTTTTCGCTTTCTCTTTTGCCTTTAAGATGAACTTTAACGCACTTTCAGGACAGGCTTCATTGTCTTGGTAGTTTACTATGATAAAGTCAACGTCCTCATCATGTTGCAAGTGTTCGTGAAACCAGAACTCATTGACAGGGTTCCAGTCTAGGTACACGCCTTTTTTGGTGCGTGATGCAAGCTCAGTGTACGCGTGAAATGTCATGTTGTTGCACTCATTCATGTAAAGATAGTCACGTCTTGCACCACGTAGTTTTGAATCGTTGTCCGCTGAAAAGAATTCAATCACTGACTTGTTTCCAAATGTGTATTTAAAGTCACTTGCATTCCAATGTGAATCCTGCCACCTGCCTGTTGAAATCATTATCTTTTTAAAGTCTTTCATTGCACCGCGCTTAAGGTGTGGCATTGATTCGGCAACAACGCTTATTTCAGTCGCTGGATGCTTGGCTGCTATGTGAATAAGGATAGGCAAAATGCCGAATGTTTTTCCTGCTTAATTGTTCCCCCTGCTACTTAATTCACAGGGGGATAAAAAGCAGATGTGCCACCCTGCACACCCTTCACGAACCTTGTAAGACTTCGTATCTTTTTAATACACGTTGTTACTTTAAACATACTGCCATTTGAATTTATATGCCGTCTTATATTTTTTCTCCTTTTTGCAACATTTAATTATGCCAAAAGAATTAAATCCAAGTTCTCTTTTAATATCCTTTATACAATCAAAAACCTTTATAAATTCACCATTTAGATCAAGTTGCGCAACCTTCTTTGATTGTTTATTTTCAGCTCCTCTTTTCACAACAAACAAACCTGTTTGAATAGCATGTATTTTATTTTCTCTAGACGTTACCCATTCAAGATTATCAATATGATTATTTGATTTATTCCCATCTTTATGGTTAACCTCTTTTTTATTCATCGGGTTTTCTATCCAATTTTCTGCAACTAACCTATGCACTAACATGTAATAAGGCTTGCTTTCTTTTAACAACTTAATCTTTTGATACCCTTTTGAATGAGAATTAATTTTCATAATTCGTTGCATTTTAGTTTTGGGATTTTTACTTAAACCATTACCCAAACTTTTAACATTACCCATGTTTGAAATCAAATACAGATTTTCAAAACCTTTTATCTCTTTCCATTTTTCCATGAGCAAATATAATAGTTTTACACGCTACTTGCAACCATGCAACATATCAATTCAGCCACAAATAAAAACCCCAATACGTGTTAACACTTGCATACCTTATTTGCATCAAATAGAAGTCATTGATACCGTTAGTCATCTTCTTCGGTGTCACTTTCATCGTCTGAAAATAAAGGTTGTTCGATAACGGTTTGTTCTACCTTGTCAACTAGGTTGTTCAGTCGTTGTGTGATGCTTGGGTTGTAAATTCCTGCCATGCCACCTTGAATCTGATCTGCACGTATTTCTTTCTTAATACGCGAACAGATGGACAAAAAGCGTTTATAACGTCCCTGTTGATTGCTAAAAATATGGTCAATACCTTTCGATATACCTTTTTCCCAAACAAAGCATTCAAAGCCTTCAAACGTCAATGGCTTTTCTTTTTCACGTCTTACTTCGCTCGCATCTTTTCCAACGAAATCATGCACCAAAATAGGTGTGCTTTTCACTTCTTTTTTATACTGCTGAAACAATTCATACAGCATTTCTGGTGATTCAATTTTAGGAGGTCGTCCCACTTTGCCAAATTTTAAGTAAATTTTTCCAATGTAATCCTGTAAGCGTTAATCCATTTTCACTGTTGAAACTAGGATGATTGAGTGTGTATGTATCCTCATCAATCATCTCCTTCACCATTTTTTCAAACTCAATATTGTGAATGATATTACGCATTACTTTGCGCCTGTAATTACGCTGTTCTTTTTCTTGTTTACCCATTAGTTGCACTCAATTACATAGTAAGTGTTCGTGGTCTTTTCTATCACTTTTCCGTCGTTGTTGCAATCCTGTGAAACTTCCTCACTGTTGTACTGCCAAGTTGAAACAACCTGCATACTCACACCGTTCCACTGAGCCTCTTTAGCGTAATGTTTCTGGATGCAATCGCACCCTGTTGATTTCGTTTTCTTTTCGCATGACATAAAAACCAATGCTGACACGATTAATAGTTTAATTGTTTTCATTCATTTCTGTTTTATACTATTCAATTAATTTTTGCAATCTGTTAATGATTTCTCTCCAACAACTTGAGCAATTTGTCGGCTGTTGGTTAATGTTAAACACGCGGTTGTAAACTTTCAACAGTTGTATTTGTTCGTTTGGTGAATACGAATTTTTGCCTGCTGTTATGATTTCTGTAAGCGTGTTAAATTCACGTTCCTCTAAGCATTCAATCTTATTGTAAGGAAACAGTTTATTCAGCTTTTCCTTTCTAGCATCGCATCCGCAATCATCACCAAACAATGCTTTCACTACTGTTTTGATTCCTGTCACTTCTGTGATTTGTTCGATTGTATCTCCCAATCCTTGCGCTTTTTTTCTTGGTCTACCCATTTTCTCTTGTGTTTAGTTCTTCTGTTAAAAATTTAATCTTTTCAATCATTCGCGTTTCGTTTTCTGTCTTGAAGTTTGACAGCTTAAACAAATCGTTTCTTAACTGTTCGTTTTCTTTTTTAAGGTCAGCAACCGTGCCGCGTAGTTTTCCGATTTCTTTAAAGTACAATTTCAGCTTTCGGTTCAAATCCTCAATTTCGTTCATCAATAGTTTTAGTGTGTGTTTCATAGTTGTTTTATATTAGTTCCAAATCTCCATTTTTTAAGTCTTGGTAATCTTCTGATATGTCACTGAATTTTGATCGTATCGACTTCATATCTTTACACAGATAGTCTTTGTTTATTCCTGTTGCCTCTTGAATATCTCGGTAACTCTTTTCATGTTTAACGTGAATTGTTATCAAATGTTGCTCGTATTCATCAAGCTTCTTTATCTGTTCTTGTGTAGCGTAAAAAATCTCCGTTTGCTTTTGAATATACTCTACAACGCAAGGTGGCTCTGGTAAGTTTCTGATTGCTTCAATGTCAACCTTTTTGATTTTATCCTGTTGCCTTTTAAATTGAATGAATATATTTTGCAAGGTCTTGTAAACGTATGGAATGTTCACTGAATCTTTATTCAGCACCTTTTCCGTTTTACCGTATTTGTGCATGAGCAAGTACATTTCTTGCACCAAGTCCTCGCAGTAATCCGATTCGCCAAACGTCTTAATGATTCGCACCCACATATCATGATGCTCGGCTACTTTATTCAAAATCAATTCTTTTTCGCTCATCGGAGTTGCTATTTCATACCACGAATATACAACTTTTTGGAAAAACAAAACCCCACTATTAAAGTGAGGCTTTTATCAATCTAAAAACTTTTTTCAACTCATTCGCTAACAAAGCGCAAGCGGCATTAAAACGACCACCTGCACGACTGTTAGCGCACATACCCACTCATTAACTCATCAAAGTAATTCCGTGCGAGTGTCACGTGTTCTTTCACCTTTTCGCGATCGGATTCTGTCAGGTCAACTCGGAATGTCTTAACTCTCGCCCAATCGGGTAAGTGGTCGAAGTTGTGCATCTCACGCACTTGGTCAACGAATGATTCATCGGGTTGTCCTTCGTTTCCGCTTTCTTTCCAAAGTTTCCAAGCCTCGGATAAAATTAGTTGTTCAGGTGTGTTTTCAAGCGAGAAACAAACGTACCAATGGTCGAACCCCGACATCATTGCGTATCGCTTTGCCTGCCATTCGTATCGGTTGAATGAAGACTTCGCTGCCTCTTTCAAATCCTTTGCAAATAACGGAAATGTGTCATCTGAAAAACTGCATTTCGCATCGAAGCCAAAACGTGCATTCGTGTAAATTGCATCGGGGTGACCGTGTCCGTATTGGTCATTCAATTCAATGCCAAGTTTGTTAGCGTTAAGCGGTGCATTCCATCCGTTCACCTTTGCTATGCGTGCGAGTGCCATGTTTTCAAGTTGCTTTCCTTTTTCAACGTACTTGTTTGACAAGTGCATCTTTGAAGTGCCACGAACCTCGCTATTGAAATACTGCTTTACAAGCGTTTTTGCCGTGTCAGATAGTTCGGGTAGTGCATCACGTTTCTCGATTAGCCTATCTCGCTCCTTTGCTTGATTTTCGGTCAGCTTAATTTTGGTCATGTAGTCACGAAGAGTTATCTCCTGCTTTTCAGTTAGGCTATTCTTTGTCAGCGAACCCATCAAATCGCCAAAGTTGTAGGTGCGAAACATTAAGTCCGCACCTTTTATGTTAGTGTTGTGTGTCATGTTAATCTATATTTATAAAATGAATTTTATTTTCAGAATCTACAAATTCACCTAAATATTCAATTATTTGCTTTTGCAAAATTGTTTTTAAAAATGGTACTTTTTGATTTAGACACATTTTGTGAGCCACAAATTGCCTGTAATCTTCAACAACCCTTGTTTTACTATATCTTAAAACAACTGTTCTGCCAAAATAATTAATGCTGCAAACTATGTAATCCTTCATCCTATCCAAATTTAAGTAGTTGCTCATCCGTTACCGTGTAGGTCGTTTGAATCTGTGTAAGCGTTGCGCCTTGTTCGATTAATGCAGCTACTTGTTCATCCGTAATTGTTGGTAACTGTTCTGCATTCGGCTCGCTTGCATCGATGTATTCGACATCCAATGTTTCGGCATCTTTAATGATTGCTTGGTCTGCGATTGTTGCCGTCTGCATTTCGATTGACAAGATACCCCACTTTGAAAGTGTGTTCTTTAGCACGGTCTTTTTTGCCATTGCATCGAAATCACTTTTCCAAACACCGCCACCGTAAGTTTTACTGAATCGTTTAGCGTGCTTTTCAACGTCTGCAACTGACCAATAAGATGTTTTCTCAAAGCCGTTCAATAGTTTGAAATAAGCAACGTACCCGACAATCTTACCACTCGGTTCTTGTGTGAAGTCTGCATCCAATTCCTCGGTCAATCGGTTGAATGACTTGAATTGATTTTCGTACACTTCCACAACGTTGATTGCTTTGTATTGACCAGTGCGATTCGCAAGTTGAACCAAGCCTTTCCACCCGACTACAAACTGTGCTTGGCCACCGTATGGTACTATCCACGCAAAGCCTAATGAATTGTTGATTGGTAAATCCAAAGTGGCCGCAACCGCTGCACAATTGTACACGCTTTCGGGAGTTGCTTTCT